CGGGGAGACGCCCTTGACGAACGTGCCAGCCGGGTAGACCAGGACCTCGACCTCGGCCGGGTAACCGGTCGCGGTGTCGTCAAGGGACTGCCAGGACTGGACGAACTGGAGGTTGACGTTGCGGGCCGCGAAGTACCCGGCGATGTTCGCGTCGGTGACGGCGAGCAGGTCAACGCCGGTCCGGATCGACAGGTCGGAGCGGATCGCACCCTTGGCCCAGTAGGGCAGGACGACCTCGACCGTGGCGCTGTTGGCGATGCGGAAGTTGCTCCGGGCCACGATGGCGATGAACTCGACGTGGTCGAGGATGTCGCTGGCCGAGGAACCACGGGAGCCGAGTTCGATGGGCGTGGCCGCGGCGATGGCCTGGGCCAGCAACTTCGCCGTGATGGCGTGCTGGTGGGCAATCATCGCCTCGCGGATGAACGCCGCGACGAGTTCCGGGTAGCCCGCCTCGGTGAGGATCGGGGAGGTGAGGCAGATGCCGCACGCCTCCAGCCGGACCTCCTGGAACGGAGGACACGGGACCTCGTAGCAGGTCTTGGGCGTACCCGCGATGGCCTGCGCCTCGGTCTGGCAGAACGTCGCACCGTAGAGCCCCGAGAAGTCAGGACCGGAGGTGTAGCGCACGCCGCCACGGCTGACGCTGATCTCCGGGAGGTCCCAGAGGCCGTCAGTCGAGCCGCCGCCACAGAGGTCGTAGATCGTCTCGGACGGAGCACACCAGCCACCGGAAGCCGTCAGGCTCCGGCCGGGCAGGCGACCCTCGCGGCTGGCGTAGTCCACGATGTCGGAGTCACGGCTGCCGGAGGCGGTCAGTTCGGACGGGAACGACAGGTTGAACTGGCCGACCGGGTACCGCTGGAGCGAGGCACCCTGGACGCCCCACGCGCTCGGGAAGGCGCGAGCCTTGTTCAGGAAGCCGTCCGTGAGGTTGTCCCAGTCGCCCATGACCTGGCCGACCGAGTAGCCCGGCACGTCCGCGGAGGCGGTGATGACGATGCTCTGGGCGGCTGGCGTCTCGGGGACGACGGGGAGGGCGACGCGACGCGAGAGCGTGGCGATGCCGGTGCTCGCGGCCGGGACGGTGGCGGGCTCGGACTTGGCGACCGGCTCGGGAGCGGGCACCGGGTTCGGCTCCGGCTCGGGGGCCGGGTCGGGGGCGGGCTCAGGCTCGGGCACGGTGGCCTTCGGCTGGACGGAGGCGGCCTCACGAACGGCGGCCATCCGGGAGACGCGGGTGGTGGCTGCGGTCTCGCGGCCCTCCTGCTCGTCGCGCAGGATGCGCAGCGAGGCGACGATCCGCTCGGCGGCGGCCACGTCGTCATCGGTGGGGGAAGCGAGTTCAAGCAGCGCATTGAGGGCGTCTTCGCCCTCGGTGATCTTGGCGGCGAGTGCCTCGGCGTCGTAGGCGCTGAGGTCCTCGACAACGGAGAAGTCGGCCATGTCGGTATCTCCTGACAGAGCAAGCGGACGGGGAGGTTGAACTGACACTCCGCGCTTGGCGCTGGGAGAACTCGCTACGGCTGGGCCGCGGGCGACATCTGTTCGGAGAGTAGAGCAGGGCCGTTGCTCTTGGCAACGGCCCCGCTGTTTGCTCTCCCACAGGCGTCCGGTCCCATGTCCCGGTTCTCTGCCGCTATATCGCGTGCTGGGTGCGTACTTTGCCGTGGTGTGACGAGCAGGGTGACAAGTCTGTCACCCACCACTACTTCGTCTTGTAGGTCCCTCCACCGGCCCGAATCTGGGCGGCTCGCGCCTCCATCTCGGTGCGGTAGGTCTTCTGCTCACCGCGCGGGTTGGTGAAGACGAACTCCTTGGGGGTGCCGTCCGCGTTCTTGTTGCCGCCGCTGCATCCGCAGGCCATCAGACAACTTCCTTCCGTAGCCGGGCCATCCGGGTCTTCGGGTCGAGCCCGGCCTCTGCACGCAATGCCATCATCCTGCGTCGCGCGTTCCGCGTCTCGATCTCGTCCACCGCAGCCATGACCGCTGCGCTGATGTCGAGGCCGGAGACGACGTGCGGAGCCCGGTCCACGATGCCTGCCGCGACCAGGCTGATCTGCTCGCCACCGGAAGCGGCCAGTTGGGTGCGCGGGACCAGGAAGCCGGGGACGTTGACGCAGAGGGCGGCGACCATCTCCAGCCCTCCGGCAACCTCGCGCCAGTCACCGGAGAGCGGGGCTGCGGCAAGGGCATGACGGTCCTCATCCGAGAGGTGATCCCGTACACGACCGCTGATCCAGATGCCATGCGCGTCCTCACCCGCGACGACATCAGCAGCGACCGTCGCGGTGTTGTCGTAGTGCGCCGCCGTCGCGGCAGCCGACAAGCGTGGACCGGCATGTCCTGTGCCGAGGGTGACGTGGCCTACCGCGATGTCTCCCTCGTCTGTGTGGACCGCTCCGGTACGGAAGTGGGCGTAGTTGCTCCCGCTGAACGGTGGGGTGACGCAGGTGCCCTTGATGCCGATGTGGCAGGTGCCCCACGCGGCCAGGTGCCCGAAGATGCGGTCGTCCTCGGTGATGGTCACCGGAGTCGGCTCGGTCAGGTGGGGGTTGTCGAAGTAGCGAGCCGAGATGGTCGGGCGGGCGGAGGCGACGAGGGTGACCGCTGGGCTGAGGTCCACAGTCGCGCCGGAGTGGCGTCCCCGCCGCCCCCGGTTCCCGCTGCCGCCCTCGCTCGGCGCGCGGCCGGGCCAGTACCCCGTCGCGTCGTAGTGACGGTTGGCGCAGTAACCGTTGAGGTACTGGGCCTTGACGTACTTCGCCAGTTGGCTGCGGCACCGGTTGAAGTCGCCCGGCGTTCCCCAGCGAATCTTCGCCGCGCCCTTGCCACGGGTCCAGTAACGCCGCAGGCGCTCGGTGTCCACCGGGTGGGTCAACCAGCCCGGTCCGTCCTCGGTCTTGACCGCGAACTCGTCCATGTCGTCGTTGGTCGCCGCGATGTTCTCGGGCGGGTCCTCACCGAGTTCGTCGTAGGCCCCGCGCAGCGCCGCCTTGGCCTGGCTGATCTTCTCCGGGGGAGCGTCGGTACTGCCGAGCCGTCCGGCTGCGGCGTGCACACCGGCCCGGCTCAACTTCCCGTCCGGGGTGAGGATCGGCAACTTGTTGTTGGACTTCTTCAACTTGTCCGGGCCGTCGTCCACCAGATGCACGATGGTCGCCTTGAAATACTGCTCGTCGGTGTAGTTGCTGGCCGACCCGTCCCAGGTGCCCTCGTCTATCGCCATCTCACAGTTGCACGAGGCGGTCAGGGACTTGTCCTCCTCGCCCTCGGCGGGCCACTCGCCCAGGCCGACGAACGCCTCAGCGAACGCAGGGATCGCGCACAGGGTCGCGCCGCAGACCCGGCCGTCCGGGAACACGGTGACCGCGTCCTGCGGGTCGTCGCCCTCGCTCCAGTCCCCGCCCGAGCGGTTCTGGAGTTCCATGCTCGCGTCGTCCACGTCCACGCTGACGCCACGGATGCCGCCGTCCGCGATGAGGCCGATGGCTTCGTCCGCCTCGTCCTGGCCGGGGAAGAAGACGCCCGACGCCTTGATGAGGTTGCCGTCACGCCAGACCTCGTCAATGCGGCCGACGACCACCCCGCCGTCGTGGCCGGGCGCGGTCACCTTCTGCCAGGACAGGGGCAGCGGCAGGTCCCGCCAGCGGAGCGCGTCCTTGCCGAACTTCCGGCCGTCGCCGCTCATCACGTCCTCAGGGGCGAGGACGCCGTGCCAGGGAATGGCGGCGTCCTCGTCGGTGACAAGGTTGTCACCCTCGTCCGACAGGTCCTCGTCCGGCAGGACCTCGGGCTCGGTCGCAGTCGCGGTCATGGTGACTCCTTCATTCGCAGACGCAGCCAGGGTCGCAGCCGAGATGGCGATGACACAACGGCAGTTGATGATCTGTGCGGGCGGTGCGCTCGGGTCGCCGGGCAGTTCCATCCGGTACCCGTCAACGACGAACTTGTCCTGGATGGGCACGGTGATCCCGTCCACCTCACGGTGCGAGGTGCGGACCCGGTCGTCGTGCATGGTGATCCAGGTCTTCTGCATCGACGGCTTCGTCGGGTCGCGGTGC